GTTATCACCGCATGGAACAAGATGCTATTCAAACACGGCACATACTTAATCGTGAGTTATCACAAGTTACGGACAAGAATATCATATTCAGTGATGGTCTATTCAATCTCTTGAATTTGTTTTCAAGTAAGATGACAAATTCTGAATTTAATACCGTTGCACGTAGGATGACATCTCGATGCTATTCTGCGGCACCGGGATACTCGCTCAGTGGAACTCCACTGAATGATGCTCTGGTATACATGTTGAATTACATCCCACTGTTTAAGCGTAAGAATAACGTCGACAAAGTATCATTTATTACTCTTACTGATGGCGCTAGTGGAAACCTAAGGCATTCAAAAGAAATATGCGAATTTTCATATGAAAATGGCGTAAGGACTAAAGTTAAAAACTATGTTGTAGATCCCATTACTCAATCTACATATCTAATGGATGGCCGTAGTTCTCAAAGTAGCATTCTCTTAAAGATAATTAAAGAACGTTACGATGTAACTGTCTTAGGTTTCTATATCTGCGAGAATCGAAATCAAACATTGAATAGTGCTTATTACAACAATGTAGGTGAATACGCACATCCTTCATTTATTGAGAATGTTCGCAAAGACTTTAGGAATAAAGGTTTTTATTCAATGCTTGGAACTGGGCGAGACGAGTTATTCATTGTTCCCGATACAAGTACAAAGATTAGTGAAGACAAACAAATTGAAGTAAGTGTCAGTATGTCAGCTGCCGCAATTGCGAGGAAGATGACCAAGTCTATGAACACTCGAAAGCACTCCCGCGTCCTACTGGACCGATTTATCGGATATGTGGCCTAAAAAACCCTTATAAATCAACAACTTAGATGATCAAAAAGTGCCAGAATGTCATTTCTGGCATCCTGAAGGGTAACTACCCACCTCGAGGCCTAAAACGGCATTCTGCGCACTCTGTATCAAAAAAGATACAGTGAAAAAGTCCTGTACAATAATTCGTCTTCCTGATACAATATCTATATCAGGTGGTTGAACGGAAGCGGAAATTGAATAGAAAGACTTACACGATCGAACGGGCCTACGGCATGACCTCTACCGGCCTAGACAGGCAGATAGGCTGGGACATCATGTGTTACGAAGAAGGCTACTCGATGGCAAACTGGTGTAACCGTTACCATCGACTGCGGGACGCCAAGGCCGCTTTGGAAGCGGAAGGAATCACCGCGGTAGTGATAAAGTAGTGTACAATAATTCGCTAATTTGATACAATATCTATATCAGGTAAGGAAACAGACGAAAATGACGAAATTTGAAAAAGACTGCTACGGAATGACCGAACAAGACATTCGCGCCGAGTACATGAACTCCATCACGGCTCGCTTCTCTGGCCTCGAGATGGTGGTCATGGGAATCCTCTCGGACTGCCAGCACGCTCCTGGTAGTGAGATGACTCGCAAGCAACTCAACGTTGCTAAGTTCATCCTGTCGGAGATGATGAAGGCTCGGATGAAAGATGAAGTCAAGTTGGACGAGGTGGAGTTGGACAATGGAGATCTTCTCCTGACTCCGGTGAACGAGCATGTGTACGTTAAATGATCATGTACGCTAAGTTTAGTATACAATTAATGTGAATGGAGTTCTATATGATTAATTATGAATCGCAGTTCGAAACTGCGCTGTTTGAAATGTTTCCCGATATTGCAACTTCAGGCACTGTAACGAGGAAGCAACTGTCGAAAACGATGGAGAAGCTCGGCAGTAAGAAGTGGCCCAACTGGATTCTCAAAAATGCAGTGTCTCGTGGTCTATATGCTGTGGGCGGTGCTAGGCCAGCGCTCACACTTAAAGTAAAGGATCTCGTAGTTACTATGGGTGAAGCAAAAACACTTGTCCCTAGTAAGGATAAGAACTATGTTGCCTTTGGTAACCACAAGGACGTAGAACTGATCGTAAAGTCGGGGCTCTTCTACCCTACTTACATTGGTGGACCAACCGGTAACGGTAAGTCTACAATGGTCGAACAGGTATGTGCAGCTAATGGGCGCGCTCTGATTCGAGTTAACCTAAACATGATGACCGACGAGGACCAACTTATTGGTTCAAAAACTCTCATTGATGGCAACGTTCAGATTGTTGAAGGCCCAGTACTGATTGCTATGCGAACCGGTTCGATCTTACTCCTCGATGAGGTAGACGCCGGCGCGGCCAATACGCTTCTTTGTCTGCAGCCTATTCTTGAAGGTAAGCCCTACTACTTTAAGTTGAAGAACGAACTCATCGTTCCAGCTCCAGGCTTCAACATCTTTGCTACGGCAAACACTAAAGGCAAGGGCTCAGATGATGGTCGCTACATTGGTACTAACATTCTTAACGAAGCATTCCTTGAACGGTTTGCGGTTACGCTGAATCAACAGTATCCATCCTCATCGGTTGAGAAAAAGATCGTCCTCAACCTAATGAAGCACTATGGTTGTGAAGATGAAGAGTATGCAGAGACACTCGTTAAGTGGGCCGACGCCATCCGCCGTACATTCGAAGACGGTGGTGTAGATGAGTTGATTACAACCCGTAGGTTGACACACATCGTACGAGCGTTTAGCATCTTCAAGGATAAGAAAAAATCGGTAGACCTCTGCTGCAATCGATTTGATGATGTCACACGAGCCTCCTTCGTTGACCTGTTCGAAAAACTTTCAAATAGCCCTGTACAACAGACCGAGGATATGGTAGAATCTAGTATTCCGGCTGGAACTGATCCTTTCACTATCTAAGCGTAAAATCAAAGGTAGATATATTATGAATTACTCTGATCTAAACAAAACTCAAAAGCGCGTAATTGACGCATTCATTACTCTTCGTCCAGAACTTGCTACTACTGCAACCATTACTCGGCCTGAAGTTGAAGAACTTTTCTTTAAACTAAAGGATGCTCGTGCAACGGGCGGAGAAAAGATTGGCTACCCAATGTGGCTGGTTAAAGGGCCTAAGGTTGGCCGCGGGCAATATGTCTTTCCCGCACCTAATGTAATCAATGATAGTGCAATTGCGGCACTGGCGAATCGTGTAGTACAAAAGACTCAAGTAGAAGTAGAATTCCTTGATGAACTGCGCGCTGCTGGTATCGAAGTATAATAAGTTTCCTTAGTGCAAGGATGACATGCCATTGTCTCCTTGTTTTTATTTAATGGCATATAATGGAGAAGTCATATGACTAAACTTGATCGACTTGAAAATTACTTGAACTCTGGTTCGTCCGCAACACCTAAGCAAATCAGAGGTATGTTTGGATTGCAAAACCCAACCGCAGCTATTCATGCACTGCGTGCACGAGGCGTCTGTGTTTATACTAATTTAGCTCAGTTGAAAACGGGTGAGCTTACTACTAAGTATAAGGTTGGACAACCAACTCGAGAAATGATTCGTACAGCGCATGCTCTAGGCTTGTTTGCTTGACGTTTAAGTAGATTACGATAGGCACTCTCCGAGTGCCTGTTGTTGCTTTTACTTGGAGAACATATGGCCAATGATATTATAGCTGATTCACAAAGATTAGACTGCACCGGTGGACGTAAGTTCGACGGTAATAAACTCGAATACGGGTTGATTCCTCCTCTTGCACTGCAAGAAATGGTTAGAGTACTAACGTTCGGCGCGCAAAAGTACGAGCGTGATAATTGGAAGCGAGTTCCAGAATCAAAGCGTCGTTACTTCGATGCTATGGAGCGTCATATCTGGGCATGGAAGATGGGAGAAGCTATCGATCCAGAATCGGGTATTCATCACTTGGCGCATGCTGCCTGTTGTTTGTTTTTTCTTTATGAACATGATGTCGTATACTCAAAGGATGAATGATGCAGATTCCAACTCTACTTAAATCAACAAAGGTCAATGCATTGGTCGATATGCCAGAAAATTCCTTGCGGTTTGGCGCATATATATACAGACCAGCACAGGATATTACTACATATGAACTAGCAAAGCTTCTTGAATTATTCACCTTTGCATTTAACTATGCTGTAAAACCACTATCGCATGATTACGAATCATTCGTAAAACGACACAACCTTGAACGACACTTTATAAGGGGTTGATAATGAATTTATCAAAAGAAACAACAATGCTGATTCGCAACTTTGCGAACATCAATGGAAGCATAGTCCTTAAACAAGGTAATAAGCTTTCAACAATCTCGGAAGGTAAGAACATCATGGCAGAGGCCACGATCTCAGAGACTATTCCATCCGACTTTGCAATCTATGATCTAAGTGAATTCCTGAATGCTACTTCGATCTTTGATTCTCCGGTGTTTACGTTCTCTGATAAGTATGTCACTATCTCTGATACAACCGGTAAGAGTAAGATTAAGTTCTATGCTGCTGGCGAAGGTGCTGTAAAGTCCGCACCGGCAACGATTAAGTTTCCTTCGGCCGACGTAGAATTTGATATTGATTCGGCTCAGTTAGCTACTATTATGAAGACTTCAAGTGCTCTTAAAGCACCTGATATCTCTATAGTTGGTGATGGTTCTACATTGAAAGTTCTCGTGTCTGATAAGAAGAATGCTACTTCTAACGCATATGAAGTAGATATCGGTGCAACCGATCAAACATTCAAAGCAAACCTCAAGGTTGAAAATCTTAAGATGCTACCGGGTAATTATTCGGTTGCCGTATCTTCAAAGAAGATCTCTCGCTTTACGAATAAAGACACTAACTTAGTCTACTACGTTGCAATCGAATCCGATTCAGAGTTTGCTATTTGATATACACTCGCGCTGTGATGTGATACAATATTATTTTATGATGGAGCAAAGATGAGTGAACAATATTTGTGGGTTGAGAAATATAGGCCCAAGACAATCGATGAGTGTGTACTGCCCGAATCCCTAAAGAAAACATTCAAGGAATTCATCGCCACCGGTGAATTGCCTAACTTTCTTTTTGCTGGATCAGCAGGAGTGGGTAAGACTACAGTTGCAAAAGCTCTTTGTAATGATATCGGCGCCGAGTACTTGTTTATTAATGGATCTGAAGAATCCGGTATCGACGTACTGCGCCATAAGATCAAGAGTTTTGCATCTACAGTAAGTCTTACCGATGCGAAGAAAGTAGTCATCCTCGATGAGGCAGACTACCTTAATCCTAACTCTACTCAGCCAGCTCTGCGCGGCTTCATCGAAGAGTTTAGCAATAACTGTCGCTTCATCTTTACTTGTAACTTTAAGAATCGTATTGTAGAACCACTTTGGTCTCGGTGTGTGAACATAGAGTTCAAGATTGACAACGCCGATAAGCCGAAGATTATGGCTCAGTTCTTTAAGCGTGCATCGGCAATTCTTAAAGGCGAAGGTGTAGAGTTTGAATCACAAGTTGTTGCAGAGTTAATTGGAAAGCACTTTCCAGATTATCGCCGAGTGCTGAACGAGCTGCAGCGCTATTCAGTGAGCGGTAGGATCGATGCGGGAGTCTTGGTTAATCTAGATGATCAGTCGTATATTGATCTAGTTAAACTGCTCAAAGAAAAGAACTTTACCGAAGTGCGTAAGTGGGTTGGCAAGAACTCCGATATTGAATCTACTGAGTTGTTTCGTAAGTTCTATGATCGTGCAGTAGAATATATAGAACAGTCTTCAATACCTCAGATGGTGTTGATCTTGTCAGAATATCAATATCGCGCAGCATTCGTAGCAGATCGTGAGATCAACACTATGGCTGCTTTAACAGAGATGATGAGTTCACTTAAGTTCAAATGATGGATCTGCTACTATTATACATAACTTTCTTTTTGATGGGATGGTTATTCCGAGAGAAACTCGCAAAGTTTCGAGTTTATAGATTCTATAAGCATGATCAACAACAAGTCGAAGAAAAAGTAACAGTTATCACTATAAATAAATTGCATGGCATATTTTACATCTATGAGAAAGATACTGGAGCGTTTATCATGCAAGTGAAGTCCCGTGAAGAAATGTTTGAGCTATTTAAAAACAATACAAAATATAGTGGTACTGCAGTTATGATGAGCAAGGAAGACTTTAAAATGTTTGATGCATCATGAGCTTCTTTGATTTTCTCAACGCTATAAACACTACTAAGAAGAATCTTCTGAAGGAAGATCCTCTTAGTGAAAAAGACTACGTGCCATTCATGGTGAACCGTGGTCTATCATATTTTTCGGATACGATCATGTATGCAAACGAGATGAATAAATATGCTAGTGCTCCAAAGAACTGGCAGTTTGATTTTTATTTGCATGCAGTTCCTTCTAAGAAGCGCTTTTCAAAGTGGACAAAGAAGGAAGCTTCGAGTGAAGATGTAAAACTTGTAATGAAGGCATATGATTATTCTACACAGAAGGCAATGCAAGCACTAGAAATGCTTACCTCAGATCAGTTAGAAAATCTAAGAATCTCGCATAATCGAGGCGGAAGATAGTAATATATAAATAATTCAGTCCTATGGCTATGACTATAAGAAAAACAGGAAAGTGAAATGACAACTGAATTAATTTATTTTGACTGGACGCCCGACGCTATGCTCGAGGTGTTATTACCAGAACCAGACAATTTTTTAAAGATACGCGAAACACTGACTCGCATCGGTATCGCGTCTCGTAAAGATAGAACACTATATCAATCTTGCCACATACTACACAAGCAAGGTCGATATTTTATCGTACACTTTAAAGAGTTATTTGCGCTTGATGGCAAAGAGGCTAACATAACACTCTCTGACATCGAACGTAGAAACACAATCGCCATGCTTTTACAAGACTGGGGATTGTTGAAAGTCTCAGTGATAGGCACACTGAGATGTACATCGCTGTCGCAAATCAAGATTGTTTCTTTCAAAGAAAAGGAAGAATGGAATCTAGTTGCAAAGTACAGCATCGGCACTAAAAAATCCAACTTTAAATAATGGAGTAAATATGGGTATCAAACTTGACCTGACCATCGCTGACACAAACACGATTCTAAACGCACTTGGCAAGCAACCATTTGAGCAAGTAGCTCAAGTAGTTGGCAAGATTCAGCAACAGGGCGGTCCACAAGCTAAAGAAGTGGAAGAAGAAGAAAAAGCGGCAGCTGACGCTGAATCGCGAAAAGTATCAGCTTCGTGATATAAATAGCATGTCGGACCTGTAACCATATTCCGACTCCGCTGACGCGAAAACAGGATGGGCTGCGCTCACGGGGTACTGGAAAGAGAACCTGACACAAAAATCTCTTTCTATCTTTATGCCTTTGGGGTAAAGATTTTTATTTAACTCTCGCTTAATAGGAGAAAAGCAATGGTAAATAAATTCATTCCAGCAATTTTTGGTGATCACTTCAAGGACTTCGACAAAGTATTTGTCGGGTTCGACGAACAGTTCGATAGGCTACAGCATATGCATAACGAACTCACTAAAAACATTCCAAACTATCCTCCCTTCAACGTTCGAAAGAATGGTAATACTTATACCATTGAGATTGCGGTTGCCGGTTTTGCTGAAAACGAAATCGACATTACAATCGATGGTGGTACTTTAGTAGTTAAGGGAAATTGTCAGTCTAAAGAGCCAGAAGGAACTGAATACATCTTCAAAGGTCTTGCAACACGTGCGTTTACTCGTACATGGGCAATTGGAGATCGCTATGAGGTCAAGAATGCAGAAATGTTTAATGGCATCTTGAAGATTGCGCTAGACCATTTAGTCCCAGAACCGCCAAAAGCAAAGAAGGTTCCTGTAAAGACTAAAGTAGTAGATCCTTCTGAAGAAAAGTTTCAGTACATATGATTACTACCTGGCAACCAATGACTGATGAAGACTGGGATTGGGTAAACGGACGAGTTCCGTTTAATTAATCTTAGAATTAATCAAGGGGGCTTCGGCCCCCTCAATATTAGGAATATTATGACAATCAAAATGTTTAAGCTTATCACCGGTGAAGATGTCATCAGTGATGTAAAAGAATCCCTCTCTCCAAGTGACACCATTGTTCTTGATAACCCGGCCGTTATTAGCATTCTTCAGAGCAGTGATTCAAATAATATGAGCCTAGGTATCGCGCCTTTTATGCCAATGATCAATGGTGATGTAACTCTATACCGATCTTCGATTGTAGCAGAAGGAACAGCAGAGCCAAAAATCGAACAAGAGTATAGATCACGGTTTGGATCCGGAATTGTAGTTGCTCCGGCTAGCGCTCTGAGCAAGATCTAAAGACCCTGTACTTTATTTACGTAGCCTGATACAATTACTGTATCAGGCTTTTTTCGTTAGGTGCGCATGAAATTCTATACATCGGTAAATCGCTATGGCAACAATCTGCTCTATCGTGGATACGCTGACGGTCAGCGCGTCAAGAAAAAAATCAAGTTCTCTCCCACGCTATATGTAAAGGGCAAGGGTAATTCTAAGTTCACAGCACTCGATGGTACGAACGTAGACCCCATCGAGTTTGACACCATGCGCGATGCTAAAGACTTCGTTGAAAAATACGAAGACATCGAGAACTTTACGGTGTACGGGAATACAAACTACATCGCTCAGTTTATATGCGAAGAGTTTCCATCGGACATTAAGTTTGATCGTAGTAGGATTCGCATTCATAATATCGATATCGAGGTTCAAAGTGATGAAGGGTTCCCAGAGCCAAAAGATGCTAAACATCCGGTAACTTCAATTTGTATTCACGATAATATCCTTGACACATACTTTGTGTGGGGTACCGGCGAGTATGATACTGAAAAAGCTCTGCTTAAGGATATTACTATTCGATACACGAAGTGCTCTAATGAAGAAGGTATACTAAAGGCCTTCATTAGATTTTGGCACGATGAATTCACTTGCCCTGATGCCATCACTGGATGGAATATGCGAGGGTTTGATATTCCCTATCTCGTTAATAGGATCAACAGACTACTAGGTGAAGATGAAGTTAAGAAACTATCTCCGTGGGGACAGGTTGACGAGCGAATGGTGTCAATGCGGAAAGGCCAAGTCCAAATGTACGATCTCGTCGGTATTGCACAGTTGGACTACATGGACTTATTTCAAAAATTCGGGTACTCCTTTGGTCCGCAGGAAAATTATCGTCTGGATACGATTGCCGAAGTGGTTATCGGCGAAAGAAAATTGTCTTATGACGAGTATGATACGCTGGCCAATCTCTACAAAGAAGACCATCAGCGTTTCATTGACTACAATATTCGTGACGTTTGGCTTGTTGATCGCATGGAAGACAAGATTGCAATGATCACTCTGTGTATGACTATGGCATATAAAGCTGGAGTCAACTTTAGTGATACATTTGGCACTACTGCGATATGGGATCAATTGATTCATAGAACTCTAATGGCCGACAATATCGTAGTACCGCCGAACAAAGACAAGTACAAAGGTGAGTATGACGGTGGTTATGTAAAGGATCCTCAGTGCGGTGTGCATGACTGGGTGTGTTCCTTTGATGTAAACTCGCTGTACCCCAACATCATCGTTCAGTGGAACATGAGTCCAGAGACGGTGTTGAAAGGTGATATAGAGTCTAACATGACTGTCGATAAAATGCTTGCTGGATATAAGAACACTCATGCTACAAAGGGTCTTGCGGCAACCGGTCAATACTTTGATAATTCAAAGCAAGGCTTTATGCCAAAGATCATCGAGCAAATGTATGATGAACGAGTTGTCATTAAGAAAAAGATGCTCGACTCAAAGAAAGAACTCGAAGCATGCGATAAGAGCAACAAGCAAGAGGTATACCGCATCGAACGAGATATCGCTCACTATGAGAATCAGCAGACGGCAATTAAGATTCTTCTGAACTCGCTGTATGGTGCGATGGGCAATCGTTATTTCCGTTACTTCACTATGGAGATTGCCGAAGGTATCACTATCACCGGTCAGTTCATTATTAAGTGGGCCGAGAAGTATGTGAATAAATTCCTCAATGAAACACTTAAGACTAATAAAGACTATGTCATTGCTATCGATACTGATTCTGTCTATGCCGGTCTGGGTGATCTTGTACGTAAGGTCATACCAGATGCCTCCACCGAAAAGAAAGTCGACTTCCTCGATAAAGTCTGCCAAAAGATCGAAGAAGATGTTTTAGATGTTGCATTTAGGGAACTAAAGGACAACTGTAACGCATACAAACATCGGATTAGCATGAAGCGCGAGGGTATCTCTAATCGCGGTATCTGGTCTGCAAAGAAACGATACATACTTAATGTATGGGATAACGAAGGTGTGCGATATGCTAAACCCAAGTTGAAGATCATGGGTATCGAAGCTATTAAGTCTTCAACGCCTGCCGCATGCCGAAAAGCCTTTAAGGATCTATTCAACATTCTTATCGAAGGCACTGAAGAAGAAACACAGAAGTTTATTGCTGAATTTAGAAATAAGTTTGTAGCTCTACCAGCCGAAGAAAAAGCATTCCCTCGTGGAGTATCATCCGTTAAGGAATATATGGACTCTAAGACAATCTATAAGAAAGGTACTCCAATAAACTCCCGTGCTTCTATTCTATATAACTACATGCTTAAAGAAAAAGGCATTACTAATAAGTATGAAACTATTAAGGATGGCGAGAAGATTAAGTACATTCACCTGAATCCGCGTAATCCTTTGCGTGAAGATGTCATTGGCTTCTTCACGGTGCTACCAACTGAGTTTGGTCTACATCAATATATTGACAACGATACTCAATTCGAAAAAGCCTTCCTTGATCCAGCAAAGATAATTCTCGACTCTATCGGATGGAAGGCAGAACCCACCGCATCACTCGAAGATTTCTTTTCCTGATGTAAGATAAAAATTGGAGAAAACATGAGTTTACTAGAAAAAATCAAGAAGAATTCTACCATCAAGGACTCCGCGGTGCTTGCGCACTCAAAGTTCTTTACAAAGAAAGATCAGATTCAGACAGCAATTCCGGCAATGAACGTTGCACTGAGCGGAGAACTAGACGGCGGTTTTGTTCCTGGCCTAACTTTATGGTGCGGTCCATCAAAGCACTTTAAGTCTATGTTCTCGCTAATCATGGCGAAGTCTTATATGGACAAATACCCTGAAGCGGTTATGGTATTCTATGACTGCGAGTTTGGTACTCCTACTGCTTACTTCTCATCATTAAACATTGATACTTCTCGCATTCTGCACGTTCCTATTATGAACATGGAAGAGTTTAAGTTTGATGTAATCAAACAACTCGAGAATCTAGACCGCGGCGATAGAGTTATCTTTATCGTAGACTCTCTCGGTAATATGTCTTCTAAGAAAGAAATGGAAGATGCGATCGAAGGTAAGTCAGTACAAGATATGTCCCGTGCTAAGCAGATGAAGTCTATCTTCCGTATGATTACACCTTACCTCAATCGCCTCGATGTCCCTATGGTTGCGGTGAACCATATCTATATGGAACAAGGCCTATATCCAAAGGCAATTGTATCGGGTGGTACTGGTGTTTATCTATCGGCCGATAATATCTTTATCCTTGGTCGTCAACAAGAGAAAGATGGTACTGAACTGATTGGACATAACTTTATTATCAACGTTGAAAAGTCTCGATATGTTCGGGAAAAATCTAAGATTCCAATCTGTGTAAAGTTTGAAGGTGGTCTATCTGTTTGGTCTGGATTGCTTGAAATGGCTCTTGAGTCAGGACACGTAGTTAAGCCAAGCAATGGTTGGTATTCAAAGGTTGATAAGTCTACCGGAGAGATCTCTGATAAGAAGTATCGCCTTAAGGACACTGATACTAAGGATTTCTGGTTATCGGTTCTTTCCGACAAGACTTTCCAAGAGTGGGTAAAGCAGAACTATCAGGTGTCGAGCGGCGATATTATTAAGAACGAAGATATTGATTTAGAATTAGAAAAACTGGAGCTTGAAGATGTCTAAGATAAACGAACGCTATACCGGAGAAGAGCGATATGGGATTGTCGATGCCGAATTTGAAGGTCGACCAGTCAAGGCAGTTGAATTATACAAGATACCCTACTGTGGTATAATAGTAGTATTCGATAGAGTTGAACTGATTCCTCGTGACGAAGAAAGCGTGACTCTAAGTTTTGACTATGATTTTATTCGTGAACTTCCAGGACAATGGAAGAAAGAAAATTTAGAACAGTATCTTGGTGAGATACTTGAAGAAATCATACGCGAAAAACTTGAAAAGAACGAATTAGTGTTTGGCGGTGGAACGGATGAAAATTCAGAAGACAATATTATCGAACTTAATCAACAATGAAGAGTACTGCCGAAAGGTTGTGCCCTTCCTTAAACCAGAATACTTTCAAGATCAATATGAAAATGTAGTAGCATCAGAATTATTAAAGTTCTTCAATAACTATAACAAGCCAGCATCGGTTGATATTCTTGCGGTT